AAACAGCGTTAGTGTTAGAAATAGCACTAGATAATTGGGAAGAAAAGAAAACAAAAGATAATTGGGATAAAGTTTTAGCAGCTGGCACTAAACATACTTTTACAGATACAGAGACTGACGAATATGCTGATGTAAATATAACGCTTACAGATTCAGAATCTATTTATGCACGCTTACGACTACCGCAAAAAAAAGCTATAGAGTTAGTCAATCACATTTATAACTCATAGTAAGATAAGACAATGACAATTCAAGTAGGAGATGCAAGAGCAGACATCACAGTACTTAATGTATATGAAGAGATAGAAAGGGAAGGGCAAGCATTTTATGTTTGCAAAGTCCAGTATAAATCAACACACGCGGGCGTAGGGCATAGGCGTTCTATCTTAACAAGAAACAATTTAGATGAAATTGTAGAATGCGGCAATGTTAAGAGACTTACAGACTCTGCTGACTTTGACAGAATTATCGATGCTTACTTAGAAATATATGGCTAAACCTAAATGCAATGTATGCGGCAAACAACTACGAAAATTATCTGACAACAAATGGATGTGCGGTCAATCGCCTAGTGTTTGTAAAGAATCACTAAAAATAACTTATATAAAATTAGAGGAAGAATAACTTGCATTAGTATCACAAAGTATTACACTATGTAGGTAAGACAAAATAAAGGATGGTAAAAAATGAGTGCGCAAGGTATTTTCATTTTAGACGGAATGGACTCAAGACCTAAAAGCAAAGCCCAGCTTAAAAAGATATTAGCAGCTGGTAAATCTGAAATGTTAGCATTAGAGCAAACAAGTGCTTTTGGCGAACAGTTTCAAGGTAAGTTAACTAAAGAAGCTTTAGAAGAGTGGGGAGAAATTACTTTTGTAGTTCCTAGCCCTTACACTGCAAGAAACAGCTTCGGTCAGTTCTACTTAAACAAGCAAGGAGAAATCTCTGTCAAGTAACATTGTTTACACGACTGAAACACGTGAGGAAGGAGTGTGCTATTGTACGGAAGATGGCACATTTCATTCTCCGCAATATCCATACCGAAGCATTATCTGCTTATGTAATATCTGCGTGAGTTGTTATTGTATGGAAGATTCTTATATGCAGGTATATCACGTTTTAGATTATGTAGAAATTGAAAATGGAAGGAGACCATCTTTTGACCCAAATTAAACAATTAATAAAACAATATAAGCTTCAAAGATTAATTAAAAGGCTTATACCAAAACAAGCTAGACCACCAGCATTTTATACAAATATAATAATAGTAAATAAAGTATTGCTGAAGTATTGGTTAACCAAAAATAATTTACATGCAAAGTATCATGTTAAGTCATGGCTTAAATCTAAAAACCAAGAAAAGTACAATGAGAAAATTGAGTGGTATTTAGAAGGTGCAGGTTTTTAAACAAATCTCTGATAGAATAATTTTATGGATTTAGAAGTATTAAGAATCAGTTCACAAGAAGATTCAACTAACGGTATCTTATTTGATGTGACTGACGGCAAGCGTAAGTTTTTATGCTACACCCTCGAAGACGAATACCGAGCTACAAAAGTTATGCACGAAACACGAATACCCGAAGGCAAGTACAAATTAACTCTTCGTACTGAAGGTGGATTTCATTCACGTTACCTTAAGAAATACAAAGACTGGCATCGTGGCATGATTTATGTAAATAACGTACCAAACTTTTCGTTTATCCTTTGGCACACTGGCAATGACGATTCTTCGACTAGCGGATGTCTCATTTTAGGTTCAAATCAGAATGAGAACATTGTTAAGAAAGACGGCTGGGTCGGAGCATCAACAACAGCATATAAAAAAGTTTATCCCCTTGTCAGAGATGCAATACTTAGTGGCGAGTCAGTTACAGTAAATTATATTGATTATGATTATGCAGAAGGCAAACCAGTCAAAATTCCTAAACCAAAAAGAATAAACAAAACTATGAGAAAAAGACCTCGATTCAGAAGATTATAGACCACATCTAAAAAACCTCGATTTGGCATATATACCACAATGTGATACACTGGTATTGAAAGGATGGTTAATGGATTACAAAAGTTACGATGAGTTTGTTGCTAGTGGCGACTGGTACTTAGATACCGAAGCAGCAGACTATCAAGAGAAATTATTAAAAGATATAAAGCAGCAACAAGCAGAGACTCCGCAAGAAGCTGCCAAAGAACCAAAAGAAGGATGGTACGAATAGCCTAATGGCTGGTTATCAAGAAGAAGCAATTAGAAAAAGCAAGAAGTACCCGCAGGGTAAGTATGGTCACGACCAATTGCACAAGATGGTAGAAGTCCACTTTATGCAGATGGCGACCAAACTCAAGCTTCATGGTTTAACACATGAGTTCAAAAAAGAACTAGAGACCATGACAAGAATCTACAAGCCACTCATAGAGTGTGAGTGTTTAAAGAAGGGAGAATAAGATGAGTTATTGCAAATACCAAATTCACACAAGTAAATGCTGCTGCTACGAGATACACACAAGGAGAATAAATGACTAGAAAAAAACCTAAAACATATAAAAAACTATATAAGATAAAAATAATTGAGCATCGTACAGTTTTAGTAGAAGCTGATACTGCAAAAGCTGCTATTGATTCAGTAGAAGGCAACAAAGATTATGTTCCTAAAAGCGCTAGACAATTACGCCAAACTAATGAGCGTGGACAAACGAGCATAGTTCCAAGTAAGGTAATTAAGAAAACCGCCAAAGTTATTCAAGAGCAAGATTCTGCTGATGCAATTTATGCAAGAGCAAAACGTAAAGCTGCTAGAGAAGCTGGTCAAGTTAAATGTACTAACTGCGGTAATACTAGAGCTAAACATCACTTCTATGACAGAGTTACAGGAATGTATCATGGAGAAATTGATTTGCACGAATACAACACAGTAGTAGGCATGAAGCGCTGGTTCGAGATGAACAAAGATATTAACAAAAAATATGGATTTAACAATCCGACTGATTTTGATAAAGAAGATATTGCAAGATTAAAAAAACTTGGGATAAGTGTTTAGGCATGCCCAAGTTTAAATTATCAGAAGTATTCAAGGTAGACTTTACAATACAAGCTGTTGACGAAGCAGCTGCTCGTAAGGTCTACAGCAAACTGTTCGATAAGAACATAAAGCTAGGTCACTCTGACTGGAAGGGCTTAGATAAAGAGATACAAAGCGGTAAGTTCTACGTTTATACCGAATCAGAAAACGGAGTTCCAACGCTTGAGAAGTTTACAGAATTTTAGTAATTGTGTTGCATAGTGTGATACAGATGCTAACCTATAAAGGTATGTTAAAAAAGGATGGTAAATAATGAATCAAGTAATTATTAAATTAAAAAAACAAATCAAAGAAGCCTTAGATAATGATGATTACTTAGGCGCTTATAACCAGTTAAACAAACTAATTGGTTTACTAGACGAGGTGGTGTTGTAATGGCTGGCGGAGACTGCGTCAAAGCAACATTCATGGAATACTTAAATGTTCATGGTAAAGACAAAGACCAATATAAATATGTAGTTGTGCTGCGTCAAACTTTTGGTGTCGAGAATTACGCCTTTCACTGTTTGTTAAAGAAAACAAATCCAGTTGACAAAAGAGTCTATATGATTGATGCGTCTAACCATGCAAAGATGACTAACGATGGCGAGAAGCTAGTCATGACTTGGGATGAGTGGGTAGAGCGTGACAAACCACTTTTAGACGGTAAGTACACTTACTTTGAGTGGACATGGCTAGAAGTCTTAGATGTAATGCTAGACGAAGACGATGAATCTTTCATAAAAGCAACAAGAATTGCAAAAGACCGTTGGGATTTAAAGCCAAAAGAATTTAATAAGTTGTTTCCCGAATTTGAATCTTTTCAAGATTACATGCAGAACTACTTCTTACCAACACACCAGCCGCAGATGGTGCAGCTGATGGCAGAAGCAGATAAGAAAAAGAAAGAGAAGGTAAGTTAATTTATGACTAAGTTATCAGAAGGACAATTAGACAGGAACGAAGGATTCGATGGGTTAATGAGAATCTTTAGGTCACTCGAAATAAATCATACCGACTGGATATTGACCGAAACAAAAAAAGAACGTGGCGGTTTTGAATTTGTTTTACCCAGCGCACAAGGAGAGATATATCTTAACTGGGCAGATTTATACAATGTCAAAGTTACTTTTGTACAAAGCAAAAACACCTTTGATGAAACTTGTTTTGTTGGAGATGTAGAACAGATTATTAAATCTTTAGAAGAGCAAAGACTAAAAGTTGTTAGCGGGTTACGCAACATGCTTTTTGAGACTTTTAAAGAACAAGCATAAATCATGTATAAACCATTACCCGAATACCTAACAATACAGCCTAGTAAGATACAAGGACTTGGGCTATTTACTTTAGTTGATTTAGAAAAAGGTAAAATGCTAGGCATAACACATGTAGAAGATGCACTTACGGGTAAGCTTATACGAACACCACTCGGTGGATTTATAAATCATTTAGACGACCCGAACTTAGAACGTTATGAAGTGCAACGTTATCATTACATACGAACTGTAAAAGATATTGCACGAGGTCAAGAGCTTACATTAAAATACAGATTATATAATTTATGAGTTGCATACATATCACAAAGTGCTACACTATTATTATATGAAAAAAAGGATGGTTAAAAAAATGGTTAGTAAAGAACTAATTGTAAAAGCTAAAAAACAATTTTCGTTAGACGATGAAAAAAAGTTTGACGAAATGTTACTAAATGGAAAGACGCTAGAAAATGCGTTGCAAACTACAGCAAAAGATTTTTATGCTGGTTATAACATTACTAAATGGGTAAAGGAGAATCAATAATGTCAGATTACACAAAAGCGCCAAGAATTAGTAGGTTCGCTAAAGGCAGAACTTATACTATTGAAGGCATAGAACAAAACATGAAAGCACCGCCAGAATCTTATTTATTTGCTTTAGTGGACATGTTAAAAAAACTAGAATCTAACACAGAAGCTTATTACGCGGGTAGAGGGTGGAGTAGACCTACAGATGCTAAACGCGGAGTTACTTTTGGCGAGAAATGGGATAAAGTTTGGGTCATGCGTAATGGCGAGAGAGCAAACATTATTTGTTTTATTGATGCTGATACAGGCGAGGTTTACAAACCAGCAGGTGTTAACAAACCATATCCTAAAGTAAGAGCAGATATATTTGAGGCAGAATCTTATGAGTATGCAGACCCGCATGGCGGATGGTTATATGCAGACTTTAAAGCTGACAAACCAAGATTCAGAGATGATACAAGCACCAAAGGATATATTGACAAAGGTAATGCAGAAATTAAGAGCTAATGATAATTGAATGTCTGATAGGGATGGCGGCTTTAACACCCGCCACTCTTTCGGACTATCAAACATGTAAATGGTATCAACAAGCTGCTGAAGTTACTGTTGAACACCATCACGCATTCGAGTTGTACTTACCCGAAAAAGAATATCTTTGGGCTATAGGTACAACTTTTTGTGAATCTAGCGGACGTACTGATGCTGTATCTGTAACTGGAGCAAGAGGTATTTGGCAATACGTAAGACGAAGTGAGAATTGGTTAGAAGAAAAACTAAACGAAGATTTTGATGTAACCAGTGCTTATGACTCAACATACATGACAAGTTGGTTATTAAGAAATGACACAAATCCAAAAAGACATTGGTACGAATCCAAACACTGCTGGAATAAAAATATGCCCAAAAACTCTTATAAATTACACTATTAGGTCTATTATATCAGTAAGCACTACATCGACAGGTTCGATGTAATAAACAACTAACAGGAGTAGTGATATGTCAGAAGAAAAAGCTGAACAAGTGCAAGATAGCAATGTAGATAGCGTTGCAGATTCTGCGAAGGAAGAAGCAACAGTTACAGAGTCAGAGGAAAATGTCGTAGTCGACAATCTTACTGATGATGAACTTGATAAGCGAATACAAAGAGCTAACAAGGAAGCCGCAAAGTTTCGAGTAGAGAAGAACGAGGTCGAAGGTAAATACGATGACCTAATTCAGAATCTAGGAAAAGCTTTAGGTTTTGTTGAAGAGGATAATGCAAATAATGCAGATGCTTTAGCGGATGAAGTCCAAAAGCTTCAAGACGAAAATAAAAATCTAAAGTTAATGCAAGCATTTAACAACGTTGTAACGACTGAAGGAGCAGATGACGAGCTTACTTGGTCTTACTTAATGGCGAAGGGCGAGCTGACAGAAATGGATGCTAACGACCCCGAACTAAAGGCTAAATTATCTGAAAAGATAAAAGCAGCTATAGAAGTAAAACCAGTACTTAAATCTGACTTGCCGCCTACGGTCAAGAAGAGTGGAAGTGATATGTCTAACGAGTCACAGCCGCTTGACACTGAATCAAGAATTAGACAGCTTGAAGCAGACAAAAATTTTAAAGAAGCAAGACTACTAAAAAGTTCTAGGTTATACGAAATGACCAAAGAACAACAGTAAAAGTATTAATTTAACAAGTTGATTATTAAATCAAAAAGGAGATAGCCAAAAATGGCAGGAATTACAGGGCAAGGTCAAACTTTTAACTTACCTAACTATGTAGGCGACTTATTTGAGTTGACCCCAAGTGATACTCCGTTCCTTAGCTTAATTGGTGGACTTAGTGGTGGCGAAGCTACTTCTAGTCCTTCATTCCAATGGCAAGCTTATGACTTAAGAGCCGCAGCTGTAGATAATGCAGCACTTGAAGGTGCAGATGCGCCTACAAGCGAATCAAGAGTTAGAGCTAACTACTACAATGTATGTCAAATCATGCAAGAATCCATCGAGGTTTCTTACAGCAAGATGGCAGCCATCGGAGCTTATAGCGGAGAAAACATAGCTGGAGAAAATCCAGTAACAAACGAAATGGACTTTCAAGTTGAGCAAATGCTAAAGCAAATTGCAAGAGACGCTGAAAAATCATTCTTAGAAGGCGCATTTAACGACCCAACAGATAACACTACTGCGAGGAAAACTCTCGGTATTGCTAATGCTGCGGGCAATAGTGCAGACATGGCAGATGCTGCCCTTACTGAAGATAAAGTCTTAGACCTTATGCAAGCAGTATGGGAAAATGGCGGAATCCAAGTATCGGAAACAGCAACACTTATGTGTAACGCGAATGTTAAAAGACAGCTTACAAAAATATTTGTAACTGACAAAAACTATCGTGAAGAATCACGTAACGTAGCTGGTGTAAACGTAACAACAATCGAAACTGACTTCGGTAAAGTAAACGTATTGTTAAACAGACACGTTAACACACAACAACTTTATGTTGTATCAGCCGAGTTATGCGCACCAGTATTCATGAACATTCCAGACAAGGGATTCTTATTTGTTGAACCACTTTCAAAAGGTGGAGCTTCAGAAAAATTCCAAATCTACGGAGAAGTTGGATTGAAATACGGTAACCCTAACGCACACGGTAAAATCGTTAATATTGCTGCTATCTAAGTAGTAATAGTTTCATAGTTAAGACCCACTTAATCGGTGGGTCTTTTCTTTTTGTATGCTAAAGTTATCTCATGGATTATAAAGATAAAGACGGTGTAATTTATAAAGACATTACAGACGAACAAGCTGATAAATGGGGATTTACTCCAATCAAAGAATCTGTAAAGGTTAAAGCAACACCTAAAAAAGAAGAAGAGTAACAATGAGTTGGTATATGCTTAACGGCGATGCTATCTTTTTTGAAGACGATACACGCATACCTAAAGCTATGCGCAAAAAGATAGAAGCCATTGAAGCGCCCGATTCAAAAGGCGGAGCTTGGAAAACAAAAACTGGAGACAGGAGAGTTAAGCCACAAAAGCTTAAGACACTAGAGGAAGAGTAAATGGTTAACAAAGTTTATTTAAGACCAAGTTACTGCACAACTGCGGAATATGAAACTGCCACTGGTAGGACTGCTTCCACAGATTCAGTAACAACACAAAAGCTGCAATTAGCTTCAGATATAATTGATTATCACGTTAACGTTGCATTTAAAATTGATTCAAGCGGTAATCCGACTAATAGTGATGTTCACGATATATTAAGAGACTCAACAGCATATCAAATGGAATACATGGTTGAACTCGGATTAGAAGATTTTGACAAACTAGAGTTAACTGGTTCTGTGCAATTAGGCGGATTAAGTTTAGATAAATACCCCGACATATTAGCGCCAAGAGCTAAGAGACTTATGGTCAACTACGGCTTCTTTGGTTACAGGAGTGCAGTCTTTTATAATTATGACGATAGCTTACCTAAAGCTATCTCTGATGACCAAGTTCACGAATAATGGGTATCATCAGTCCGCTGCTGCAACAAACAGCAACGAGAAGTTCTCTACAAGGCATGTCTGCATACGGCGAAGTCTTTGATACAAGTGAATTAATACGATGCAGAATAGAACCATCTAAATCAAGAGTATCAACAGATGAAGGAAATGAAACAATTGCTAATGCAAAACTATTTTGTGAGAAAGACCAAACAATACAAATAGGAGACAAGATAATCTTTGACACAGTAACTTACTTTGTATTGACTGTTAATAAAATATATGGTCTTAGTGCTGTAAGCCACATAGAAGCCGACTTAGGAGTTGATTCAAATGGCTAAATACTATAACGTAAACTGGTTCGGGGATGATGTTAAGAAAAAAGTGATGACTGCTAATGAAAAAGCAATTACTTTAGGATTAGAATTTATAAAACAAGAATCAGTAAAAGTTGCGCCTAAAGATACTGGACTAATGGAGAAGTCCGCACAAGTAACAATTGCAGCTGACGGTAAAACAGGTTACGTGTCCTACGACACACCTTATGCAATTAGGCAACACGAAGAATTAGACTATCGTCATGCTGAAGGTCGTATAGCAAAGTATTTAGAATTACCCTTACAACAAAACTCAAAAAAAGCATTAGAGATTATGGGTCGTGTACTTAAAGGAACTTTATAATGTTAGCTGCTGAAGTAGCCGAATGGATAGGCACGAATGTTACTAACTGTAGTTTTGATACAAGTGGTGTTAGCGGTAATGTTTTTATAAGCACTATGCCAAGCAGCCCCGACACAGTAGTTATGGTTTCAGAGTATGGCGGCGTTGCAGATGACAAGCACGCATACAATGACATAAACGTACAGTGCAGAGTAAGAGGAACAAGAGACCCTAGAGTTAGTTATAATATTGCAAAAGAAATATTTGATGAGTTGTTAGGACTTACAAATACTACGCTAATATCTAGTGGTAGTCGTGTTATAAAAGTTATTGCACAAAACACACCAATTGACATTGGACGTGATGACAATGGCAGACACGAATGGACAGTCAATTTTCAAATTGAAGTCTATGATACAAGTACTAACAGAAGTTAGAAAAAAAGGAGAATGAAATGGCACAAGCTAAAGTAGCAGCAAAAACTGCTTCATGGATGGCTTCTATAGACGGTGGTTCAACATTTACCGCTGTTTTAGGAATAACCGACTTTTCAATGTCGAACAGTCCAACTGATGCTGATGTAACGGATTTCGCTAGTGGTACAGCCACCGAACATAAGGTAATAAGAAGAGCAATTGAGTTTACACTTAATGGTTTTTGGTTAGAGGATGACGCTACAGGTGCTGTCTCTGACGGATTAGAAATGCTTTATGATAACGGTAAAGGCGATACAGCAATTGATTATAAATTAACTACTAATGGTGGTTCAATTATATCTTTTAAAGGTACTACAGTGTTTACTCTATCGGGCGATGTCAACAACGTAATGACATGGAGCGCGACAATTAGAGCAACAGGCGCAGTCACATATACTGACGCGTAAGAGAGGTAACGTATGAGCGGACAATTTAAAGATTTTGATGCAGCGTGGGCTGAACAACAAGATGAGCCTATAAAGGTCAAAATCCGAAATAAAGAATACGATTTACCAGCTTCAGTCTCCGCTGCTTTTATGTTAGAGGTCACTAAGATTTCAAGTCGTAAGGGCAGCGAGGATAATTTAACAACAGCCGATATGGGTGTTTTATTAAACGCTTTATTTGGCAAAGTTGTTATTGAAGACTGGTTAGAACAGGGTATATCATTACCACAGTTAAACGATATTTTAAGTTATGTATTAGAGATATACGGACTAACTGGCGGTGGTGCTGACCCAAAAGCGACTCCGAAAGTCGATTCGACAGAGAAGCCCGTAAAGGACAAATAAACAAGTTCTTTAATAACTGGAACTTACTCGAAGCAGACTTTCAAAGAGAATATCAAATTGATTTAATGGCAAACATTAAAGATGGCTTGTCATGGCGCAGGTTCATTTTGTTGTACAATTGTTTAAGCAGTGCAAGTGTTACTGTAGAATTGATTAGAAATGAACAACTTAAATTACAAAGTGGCGAGAGTCAAATTGACACTGATAAACAACTGGATTTGTTTTTACGACAACAGTTTAAAGAGGAATAAATAATGGCATTAACAGTAGGAGAGTTAAACGCAATTCTTACGGTTGATGACAAAAACTTTTCGTCTGCATTAAAGGAAGCTAAAAAAACATTAGAAAGAGCTGCCGACTCCGCAGATGAATTTGGAGACGAAACCAAAAAATCATTCGATAAAGGTACTAAAGCTGCTGATAGATTTGAAAAAGAAGTTGGCAAAGGTCGTAAACAAATACAAAAAGCCCAAACACCTATGGAGAACTTCGGTAAAAAAATAGGAACAGCTTTTAAAGTCGGTGCAGTAATTGCAGTAGGTAAAGCTTTAGCAGACTTAACAATGGAGATGGCTAACTTAGCCCTTGAAGCTGAAGAGTCCGCAGCTGCGTTCGAGATTACATTCGGCGGAGCAACGCAAGAAGTAACAAGATTCGTAAATCAGATGGCACATGCTTTTGGTATGACAAGAGCAGAGATGCAACAGCAAATGGCTGTAACTGGTTCGATTATACAAGGTATGGGCTTCACTTCAGATGCAGCAGCAGAGATGTCTGTAAACATAATGGAACTTTCGGGAGACCTTGCAGCCTTTATGAACATACAAGAAGGTGCAGTAATTCCCGCCCAAGCTATAACTAAGGCTTTAACAGGCGAGCGAGAAATGCTTAAATCTATGGGTATCGTTTTAAGACAAGTAGAAATTGAACAAAAAGCGATGAACATGACAGGTAAAGAAGCTGTCAAAGAATTGACTGACCAAGAAAAAGCTGCCGCCAGCCTTATGCTTGTTGAAGAAAAGATGGGTCACATTAAGGGGCAGTTATCAAGAGAAATGAATGGCGCAGCAAACCAAATGAGAAGTTTAAAGGCAGAGTTTAAAGAAGCCAAAACAGAAGTTGGTCAAGCGTTACTACCAGCTTTCGCAGAACTAATTCCAGTTGTTAGAAGTATGATGCCAGCTTTTAAAGAAGTTGCCAGTACTGTAGCTAATTTAGTTGAGACTTTTATTAAATCTTTGCAGCCAGTTTTATCAATACTTGCGCAACAAATTTCTGCACTCATGCCAATAATTGATGTATTAATATCACTTTTAGGTAGTACATTAAGCGTTGTTGTTACAACACTTGGGGCGATATTAGAAAATACTTTAATACCAATACTTGAAGCTTTAGCTTTTGTAATTACTGTTGTCGCTAATAACTTTGGCATAATGACTACTGCACAAGAAGCGGAACTACGTTCTGCCGAAACATTAGAAGGCGTAATCTATAGATTAAACGAAGCAATAGCAGCTGGTGTACCAAAACAAGATGCAATGAATGCAGCGTTAGCTGAAGCAGCAGAACTTGGTATAGAGGAAGCTGAAGCTTTTGACGCAGCAACAGATGCTGCTTATGGATTTAGTGATGCTAAAAAAATTGAAGTCGAAGCACTTATAGCTTCTAAGCGTGCATTAAAAGAAAATTTACAAGCTGGTAACTCTGCCGCTTATAACTCTTATATTCAAGCAGATGCAGTAAAAGACCTAGATGATGAAATTAAACAATTAGAACAAGACCTTATTGCTAACAGTTACGCACAATATGCTTATGCGAGGTCACAAGATGAGTTTATAACTGGTACTGAAGGCGGGGCAGATGAAGTAGAAGAAGAATCAGATGAGATACGTAAAAATACTATAGAAGTACAAAAAAACACACAAGCTAAATTAGATGCACTAAGTATACAAAACGAATCAATAACAGCGTTAATGAACTTAGTTACAGCAGTCACTAACGCTAATGAAATAGTTAAAAGACAACAAGTCGAAGAAGACAAGCTAAATGAACTGTACAGAGAGCGTGCAAAGATAATGGAAATTGTAAATGCTGAACGTGGCGTAGGAGAGCAACAAACAGAAGTAGAACTTGCACAGATAGCAGCATTACGTAAACAAGAAGAAATGCTTTTAACACAACAACAAAAAGGTTTAGATTTAAAACTAGAAATAGCTGTAGCAGAATTAGATGTTGCTGACGCAATACATACTAAAAATGAGATGGGCGATGAAGCAACTGCAAGGGAAGACTTAGCAATTAAACAAGCGGAGCTAAGATTAAGAACATTAAAAAATGAACAGGCTACATCAAAAGATGTAACACTCGAATTAGCAAACGTACAAAAGAATTTAGCTAGTGCTGTTAATACATCAACACAAGCTACGCAAGCCTACATATCTGCTGAACAAGCAAGACAAAAAATTGATACTGCAATAGGTAAACAACGAACTGCATTTAATGAAGCTGAAATTGATACAACTGAAGAACAATTAGAACTAGCAAGCGCAAGATTAGCAGTACAGTCTGCAATGGCTTTTGCTAGCGATAGAGGAGTTACAGATGAAGCAAGAGAAGCTTTAGCACAAACGCTTGGCATATCACAAAGTGGTGTATCTGATATATTTAGAGATTTAGGTATAACTGATGCTTTTATGCAGGTTCAAATGTTTAAAGATTTTGAAAGAAACAATACTGGCAGCAGAAATAACAATGGCAATGATGACAACAGCAGTAGTGGAGCAGGAGATAGAGCAAATGAAACAGGTATCGGCGATGACAGTACCTTAATTGGCGGCGGTGGTGGCAATTCTCTATTTAACAGTCCAACAATACAAACTGCTAGTGGTATTAATTTATCATCAACAGAAAACTTAGCATTGAGTAGTGTAGCCAAAAATGTGTTACCAATGTTAGATTCTTTTGACCAATCTGCTTTACGTTCATCCTCTGTAAATCAATTCTTAGGCGGAACAACTCCAAATGTTGTAGTCAACATAGACCCTTCATTAGATGCTGAAGCACGCATAGATAAACAAATGGCTGACATAAATAACAGATTACAAACTGGAAATAGATTTAGGGTTCTGTAATGAGTATCACTGTAAATATTGGTGGTGCCAACTATGATGCTTTAGAAAATAAAGTAACTATAACAGACAATGCTGAAAGAAGGTCAGATGCAATCATACATATATTTGATGACAAAGCAGGTGGAAACTTTTTTAGTTTTGAACCGTATCAATCAGTATCTATTACAGACACTAACGGTCATGTAGCCTTTAAAGGCGTAATAATTAAACCAGTAGCGCAGCTGCTAAGTCCAACAACTCGTATATGGAAACTACAATGTACAGACAATCACTTCTTTGTTGATAAAAGAATTATTGCTAGGGGTTACACAACAATGACAGCTGGTGCGATAGTAAGAGATTTAATAACTAATGTATTTAGTGCTGAAGGTATAACTGCTGGAACTATAGATGATTTAGCTACAGTCGATAAAATGATATTTAACTATGTAAATGGGGATAGAGCATTACGAACATTATCTGAATATACAAATGCCGTTTGGTATGTTGATGAAAATAAAGCGTTACATTTTTATGAACGTACTTCTAATAACGCAAGTTTTAATGTCAGAAGCGCAGACGTTCTAACTAAACCTATGCCGTTTTTTGATAAGGCAAACTTTAAATATAGAAATAGCCAGTTTGTTACAAATATTAAAAACATTACAGATTCACAACAAGAGTTTTTTATCGGGGATGGAACAAGACAGACCTTTAGTGTAGGTTATCCGTTTCACGAAATACCAACAGTAAGAGTTAACACTGGTAGCGGTTATGTTGCAGTTACAGTTGGTATAAGAGGATTAGACACAAATAAAGATTATTATATGGCTTTAGGTTCTACAGAGTTAGTACAAGAATTTACAGATACTGCTTTAGGTACTGGTCATTCTTTAGAGGTTACATATAAAGGTCAATATCAGTTAGTAGCATTAGCTAGAGATGATGCAGAGGTAGATAGAATACAAGCACTTGAGGGTGGCAGCACTACAGGTTTTGTTGACGCTGCAACTACACAATCGGGTATAGCTGGTACAGATGCAGGTATAGACGTGGCTGCAAGTTACTTAGACAGATTTGCACAAACAAGTACATTGTTAAGTTTTACAACAACAAAAAATACACCTTCAAGGTTAAGAGCAGGTCAAGTATTAGATTTTGAAATGACTGACCAAGACATATCGGGTATATTTCTCATTGATTCTATTCGTATACGATTTAGAAATGGCGTTACTTACTATGATGTAAAGTGCGTTGCATCTCCACCCGAATATACTTTTGAATCATTTATAAGAGATATAGACGACAAAATATCAGATGCGTTTATTGAAATATCAGAAAACATTGACACAGAAGAAGTTTTAGTTGTAAGAGCTGACGGTGGTACAGAATCTAGTACAATAACAGAAGTAGATACCGAAACAGTATTAGCATGTCCATTACCAAGTG